CATTTGAATGATTTCTTCTTGGTCTACGTGGGCTTGGTGTTTTGGTAAGAATCCAGACTGTGAGTTTATTCATATCAGTTACTCGGCAATGCTTGCCGCAAATAATGCCTTCCAGATTCGAACACTCGTACAAGAGGAGGCGTATAAAAAGGTCTTTCCTGCTCTCACATTGCGTGATGATAGTAAGGCTAAAGACTTCTGGAGGACTTCTCAAGGCGGTGTCTGCTATGCGACTGGTACAGGCGGCACGATTACCGGTTTTGGTGCAGGAAAACTTCGTAAAGGCTTTGGCGGCTGCATTATTATTGATGACCCGCACAAAGCACATGAAGCTTCATCAAAAACTATTCGAGAAGGGGTAATTGATTGGTTTCAGAACACACTCGAATCGCGTACTAACTCGCCAGATACGCCGATCATTGTGATTATGCAGCGACTTCATGAAGATGATTTAGCTGGATGGTTGCTAGGTGATAGAAAAGACGGCGTTCCTGTAGCTGGTGGTAACGGTGAAGTATGGGAGCATCTATGTCTTTCAGCTATTCAGGAAGACGGATCCGCACTGTGGCCAGCAAAACACAATATCCAAAAATTGAGGCTAATGGAGCAAGCAGCACCATATGTATTTGCCGGGCAGTACCGACAAATGCCATCACCGCCAGCAGGCGGTTTTTTTAAGCCCGACAATATTCAAATTGTTGATGCTTTGCCTGCGGATGTAGTGAAACAAGTTAGGGCTTGGGATTTTGGGGCTACCGAAAATGAGGGCGACTTTACAGTAGGTGTGCGAGAAGCTCTAGGCGCAGATGGTTTTACTTACATTGTCGATGTAACTAGAGGACAGCTTGGACCTGACAATGTGAATAAGCGCTTAGAACAAACAGCAAAAATAGATGGGAAAAAAGTTTCTGTGCGTCTACCACAAGATCCCGGTCAAGCTGGTAAATCGCAAGCTAGTTCATTTGTGAAGCTTCTTGCGGGTTATAGCGTGATAGCTAAGCCAATTTCAGGTGACAAGCTTACACGTGCACAACCATTTGCGGCCCAAGTTAACGTAGGAAATGTACGAATGCTCAAAGGTGAATGGAATAAGGATTTTATTGATGAGCTTCGTCATTTTCCTAATGGCACACATGACGACCAAGTGGATGCAGCTTCAGATGCGTTTAATGAATTACATGAAGGTTTTGAAGCCTTCTTTGCTGATATGGGATTTGCTCGATGAGTGATGTAACTTTTCAACATGCTGAATATGTTAAGAACTTGCCATACTGGCAAAAACTTGATGATGTTTGTGAAGGTGAAGATGCAGTTAAGGCTAAAGGTGAAAAATATTTGCCGATGCCAAATGCACATGATAAATCACCTGCAAATAAAAGCGCTTATGAGGCTTATCTTACCCGTGCAGTCTTTTATGAAGTAACAGGGACTACATCAAATAGTTTAGTTGGTGCAGCTTTTGCAACCGATCCAAGTTTTAAATTTCCTCCGGAACTTGCTCATTTAGAACGTAATGCAAATGGTGCTGGTTTAAGTACTTATCAATTGGCTCAAAATGGAATTCGCCATTTATTGAAGCATTATCGTTGTGCTTTATATGTAGATTATCCTGATGTGCCGCCAGCTCGTAATCTAGCGGAATTTAAAGCACAAAAAGCCTATCCGATGATTCATTTACTAAATGCCCTTGATGTAGTGAATTGGGATTCAGTAATGATCGATAACCAGAAAAAGCTTTGCTTAGTGGTTATACGTGAATTTAAGTCTGAGCGCGGTGCTGATGGATTTAGTAAAACCGAACAAGAGCAATATCGTGTACTTCGTTTAGAGCAAGAGGGTAATGGGGAATATATTTATTCCGTTCAGGTGTATACAAAGGGTGAAAAGGGTAACTGGGTTGGCGGAGATAAGAAGTTTCCAACAGATTACAACGGGAATTTCTGGACTTATATACCTTTTACATTTGTAGGTGCAATTGATAATTCAGAAGAGATTAAAAAGCCTCCATTACTTCCTTTGGCTAATCTCAATTTAGCCCATTACAGAGACAGTGCGGACTTTCAAGAGTCCGTTTTTTATATGGGGCAACCTCAATATTATGCGAAGGGTGTTAATTGGGAGTGGTATGACCAAGCCAAGAAACGTGGCATCTACATTGGTGCGAAAGTACTTTTGCCTTTACCTGAAAATGGTGGTTTAGGAATTGTACAAGCCGACCCTAATACTCTTGCCCGGGAAGCGATGAAAGATAAGTGGGAAAAAATGAAGGAGATGGGGGCGCGTTTAATTGAGAAGGGCTCGGGAAGTAAAAAGACCGCTACCGAAGCGAATAGTGATGACGCCGTTCAGCATTCAGTTCTTTCGCTCTGTGTCGTTAATATGAATGAAGCCTTGTCAGCAGCATTACGATGGGCTGCTAAGTTTGTAACGCCTAATGTGGATGTTCTAACTAAAGATGATTTGATGTTCGAAATCAGTCAAGAATTTAACAAACAGGGTTATTTAGCTGAGTTAGCTCGACAGTTATTTGAAGCAGCTCTACAAGGCCGATCTTCATTTAAATCATGGTGGGAATACAACCAAACAGGTATGTTCCCTAAACAAAAATATGAAGAAGAGCTTCAGAATGTTGAAGCAGAGCAAGATGGGACTTTAAATCAAAAGGTAGAGTGAGATGGCAACAGATATCAAAAAACTATTTGAAGCACTCACTCAGCACCAGGCCTATCTTTATCGTGCTTCATCAAAAACGGTAAATGAGTTATTGGCTTTATTCAATGATGATACGAGCAAGATGCTATCTAAGCTTCGGGATTTATTGGATGAGCTTAATGAGTCGGAGAAAGTTGCTTTAGCTGGTGGTAAATATACAACTTCAAATTTAAGGGAAATTAGGGATTTGATTGCCCAATGGTTTGCCAGTGTTAATTTAGCATTACCTGAAGCTTTTGCCGTTTCTGCTACGGCGCTGGCTGTTTATGAGGCCAATTACGTAGCTAAGCTCTATGGAGCAAAAATTAATAAGCCTGATGGTGAAAAACTGTTTTCAGCGGCAAAAAAAGTTCCCTTGGCTGGTGGTGCTCTAGTAGATGATCTTTTATCAAGAATTGCAGAAAGTTCTCGCCAGAAAGTTGAATACGCGATTCGTGATGGAATCAACACAGGTAAAACAAATCAAGAAATTATTCAGCGTATTCGCGGTACCAAACGCCTTAATTTCGAAGATGGTCTTTTGAACAGCACTAAATCTGATATTGATCGGACTGTTCGAACTATACGAAGCCATGTGGCTAATCAAGCCTATCTAGACAGTTATAAGAAGATTGGCTTTGAATATGTCCGATTTGTTAGTGTCTTGGACGGTAGAACCTCAAAGCTATGTGCGTCATTGGATGGAACCATATGGGAAATTAACGACCCATCTAAACGTGTACCGCCGTTACATCCACATTGCCGAAGCATTTTGGTACCAGTTGATAAAGATGGTCAATTAGTTGGAGAGCGTCCTTTTGTAATGGATGAGCGAAAAGTCAAAGACATCCCGAAAGATGAACGCAGCCAGTTAATAGGGCAACTTGATGCGAATACGACTTTCAAAGAGTTCTTCAAAAAGACAGATGATTTCTTTCAGAAAGAGTGGTTGGGGCCTAAACGTTTCAAGCTCTATAAGGAAGGTAAGTTTGATTTTGATAAGTTCTTTGATCCAGATGGGCGGCTTTACACATTGGACCAACTTCGCAGTTTGGATGAGCAGACATTTAAGATGTTGGGACTGTAATTTTAAGAAGAGACTGGCTAATATAAAACCATTAACTTTTAATGCGCGGTTTATAAAGCATGAGCGATATAAATAATGAAATTCTTGCTCAGTCTGTTGAGTTATTTATGCATGGAAGAGGCAGTAAGTTCACACAAGATGAGTTGAATGTACTTCTAGAACATGCTCCTTTAATTGCAAGAGAAGTGGCAAATAAATTTAATTTAACCACTGGTCAATTTAGACAATATATTGGCGATGGATTAGAACTTAAATTTTTAACTGGTGTAATTGTTGAAGGATCAGCACATAAGCTTGTGGCTGAGTTTTCAGTACGCTGCCATAAAGCTTTTACAAAAAGTTAAATCGCCAAAGTAAAACTTAATTTTAACCATAGCACCTTCGGGTGCTTTTTTTTGTGAGTATGAAAAATGACCAAAGATGTAACAGAGCAAGAATTAGTTGAAAAGTCAGTAGCACCTCGAGTAACTAAAGCTCAAATTGATGCATTAATGGAGCGGGTGACATATACGGTCAAACAGCGCCCAGGTGGAACGACATCTACGTTTGTTCATGCATTTCTAGATGGAAAATTTTTTCTAGCTACGGGTTTTAGTGCATGTGTGAATGCAGAAAACTTTGATGCTGAAATTGGGGAGCGCATGGCTCGTAGTAATGCTGAAAAGCTTGCTGAAAACAAACTATGGGAGCTAGAAGGTTACCGCTTATTCTCCTCTCAACAATAAACATTTTCTAAATTAAAGCGTCCTTCGGGGGCGCTTTTTTATTGCCTGCCGAAAGCGGATGCAGACGGCGAATCTGGGCGGATGCCCTTTCTGATATAGGTTGGATGACCCATGAAACTTAAAACAGTAACGATCGACGGTAAGGTATATGCGGAAGTAGAAGGTGATAAACCTATCTATATCCATGATGATGGCAAAGAAATGCCACACGATGCTGCACACTCTGTGGCGACAATTGCTCGATTAAATGGTGAAGCTAAAACACATCGTGAAGCCAAAGAAGCAGCCGAAAAAGCATTAAAAGCTTTTGAAGGAATTGAAGACCCAGCGGCAGCTAAAAAGGCATTACAAACAATCCAAAATCTCGACGATAAAAAGCTGGTGGATGCCGGTGAAGTTGAGAAAGTGAAAGCTGAAGCTATCAAGGCAGTTGAAGAAAAATATGCTCCGATTGTTGAGCAACGTGATGCTCTTGAGGCCTCATTGCATAAAGAGCTTATCGGCGGTGGTTTTGCTCGTTCTAAGTACATTCAAGACAACATTGCAGTACCTGTGGATATGGTGCAAGCGACCTTTGGCCATCACTTCAAAATCGAAGAGGGCAAGGTGGTTGCATATGATCCGAACGGCGAAAAGATTTATTCGCGTGTCCGTCCGGGTGAACTTGCAAATGTTGATGAAGCTTTAGAGTCATTGGTTGGTGGATACCAGCATAAAGACTTAATTCTTAAAGGTGGTAAAGGAACTGGTGGCGGTTTTCAAGGTGGGGGCAAAGGTGGAGCGCCTGCAGGAATGAAACGCAGTGAAATGTCTGTTTCTCAGAAAGCTGACTACATCAAAGAACATGGCAATGATGCCTTCCTAAAACTGCCGAACTAATCATTAAAAATTTGGAGATAAGTCGTTATGACTACAACAGTTAACTCAGACATGATCATCTACAACCAATTGGCACAAACTGCTTATTTAGAGCGTTTGCAAGACAATTTGAATGTATTTAACCAAGCCTCTAATGGTGCAATTGTTTATCGTAATGAGATCATTGAAGGTGATTTCAACAAAGAAGCATTCTACAAAGTGGGCGGTAGCATTAAACATCGTGATGTGAATTCAACCGCCAAAGTAGTGCCTGAGAAAATTGGTTCTGGTGAATCTGTAGGTGTAAAAGTCCCGTATAAATATGGTCCTTATGCTTCTACTGAAGAGGCATTCAAACGCCGTGCACGTACACCTGAAGAGTTTGCCATGATTCTTGGTTATGATTTAGCAGATGCATTGGTTGCTGGTCGTTTACAGTACAGTTTAGCTTCTTTAAAAGCTGCTATTTCTAGTAACCCGGATATGGTTGCTAAAGGCAGTATTGCTGTAGATGGGCGTAAAGCATTAACACGTGGTATGCGTAAGTTTGGCGATAAGTTTGGACGTATTAGTTTATGGGTAATGAACTCAGATACCTACTTCGATATTGTTGATGATGCAATCACTAAGCAGATTTATGGCGAATCTGAAATTGTTATCTATGGCGGTTTACCGGGTACCTTAGGTAAGCCAGTCTTGGTTACAGATGCCGTAGGTGATGATGATGCATTTGGTTTACAAATGGGAGCTGTTACTGTTACAGAATCACAAGTACCAGGCTTCCGGGCGTATGACATCAATGATGAAGAAAACTTAGGTATTGGTATGCGTGCTGAAGGCGCGTTCAACTTAGATATTCTTGGTTATAGCTGGGATACATCAAAAGGCGAAAACCCTGACCTTACTTTACTTGGTTCAAGTGCCAACTGGAAAAAACATGCTACTAGCAACAAAATGACAGCAGGCACATTGCTTGACTTGTCTGGCACAACAACTGGTTAACTCATAAACATCTCACTATAAGAGGGCTATTAAGCCCTCTTTTTACATTAAAGAGAAATGCATCATGAAGCTAATTTATACACGTATTGCTGCTGCAGCTGCGTTAGAGGTTGGAACTATTGCCAATCCTGATTATTACGAAAATCCGAATCGAAGTGCCGAAGAAGTAATTATTTACGGTGATTACCCGAAAATCCAAAATGATTACGAAGCTCTGGATATTCCAGTTGAAGTTCGCAAGTTGGAAGAGCCTGCAAAAACGACCTTGGCCACAGTAAATGTCGCGGTGGGAATTACCCCTGAGCTGCAAGAGGTCATTGATAATACAAAAGCTGAGTGTGAAAAGGTTGTTGAGGAAAACGGGCAACTTAAACAGAAAATCGAAATCTTGGAACAAGCTAGTGGTGATAGTTCGGAGTTAATTTCTGAAAACTCACGTTTAAAAGATGCTGTACTCCAAGCAGACAATGCTGCTAAAGCGGCTGAAGGAAAGGTAGTAAGC